GCAAATACTATAGCGAGTATTACTGGTTTTGATTTAACTATGCAACCAGGTCAAGCGACTGCAGATGATGCAAGTGCTGAAATAACTGGTATTGGTTTTTCTGCAAATCTTGGAACAGCCACTTTAGATGCAAATACTATTGCAAGTCCTTCTGGTCAAGAAATGACTATGCAAGAAGGTCAAGCTACAGCTACCGATTCATTAGCTATATTAACAGGAATTGAAATGACAATGGCAGAAGGTAGTATACAAAACATTATATGGAATCCAGTAGATACAGGAAATGCTCCAATAGATCCTCCAGGTTGGAAAGAAGTAGCTTGATTTACATGAAAAATATAAATATAATAAAATATTAAGGAATTTAAAATATGGCAAATTCAACATCAGCTAATTTAAAATTAACGGTTCAAGCGACTGGAGAAAATTCAGGAACTTGGGGACAGATTACAAATACTAATTTACTAATTCTTGAGCAAGCAATTGGTGGATATGATGCAGTTGGAATTACTGCAGCAGCAACTTTAACCTTTTCAAATGGTGTTTTATCAAACGGTAAAAATCAAGTAATAAAATTAACTGGAACTATTTCTGGAAATAAAAATGTAGTAATTCCAGATGGAATAGAAAAAACTTATATTATACAAAATGCTACTATAGGTGCTCACACGGTAACTGTTAAAACCACTTCTGGAACAGGTTTTACTTTTGGAGCAACTGAAAAAACTACAGCAATATTGTATTCTGACGGAACTAATGTTGTTGAAGTAATAAATAATACACAAAATTTACAAGACTTAGCAGACGTAGCTAATACAGACGGAAATTTTATTGTAGGAGATGGAAGTAATTTTGTTGCTGAGTCAGGTGCTACAGCAAGAACTTCTTTAGGACTAGGTACAGCAGATAACGTAGAGTTTGAAGATACCCAAGTTGATTCCCTTGGTGTAGGGACCGCAGCTTCAGGAACTACAGGTGAGATAAGAGCAACAAATGATGTAACTGCTTTTTATTCTTCTGATATTGCACTTAAAGAAAATATTGTTAATATACCAGATCCATTAGAAGCTTTAAAAAAATTAAATGGAGTTTTATTTGATTGGAAAAAAGAGTATATGGATAAACGGGGTGGTGAAGATGGTTATTTTGTTAGAAAAAAAGATGTAGGTGTAATTGCGCAAGAAGTAGAAAAAGTTTTACCCGAAGCTGTTGCTCAAAGAAAAGATGGAATTAAAGCTGTAAAATATGATAGACTTACATGTTTACTAATTGAAGCAGTCAAAGTATTATCAGACAAAGTAGAAAAATTAAATAAGGAAAATAAATAATGGCTGTTCCTAGTAACCCTAAATTATCAGACATTCAAGCAGAGTTTGGTGGATCTAATCCAATAGAGCTTACAGAATATTATTCTGGTGGACCTTTAGTTCCAGCAGGATCTCCTGCTCCAAATGGCCCTATACCAAGTTCAGGTCAAATAGCTATGGGTCAATTTAGAGGCGCTACTAATGCCGCATTTGTTACAGCAACAGGTGGATCTATAACTACTTCTGGAGATTACAAAATTCACGTATTTAATAGTCCTGGTACTTTCACTGTTACATGTGCAGGTAATCCAGCTGGTTCAACTTCAGTTGATTATATGGTAGTCGCTGGAGGTGGTGGAGCAGGTTTTAATAATGCTGGAGGCGGCGGAGGAGGAGGTTTTAGAGCATCTGACGGTTCAGCTTCTGGAGGTTATCCTGCTGGAGGTCCTACAGGATGTGTTTCAGCTTTACCTGTTTCAGTACAAGGTTATCCTATATCAGTTGGTGGTGGCGGTAGTGGTGTTACAAGCGGAAGAGCAAGTCAAGGTGGTAATTCTATATTTTCATCAATAACATCAACAGGTGGTGGACAAGGTGGAAGTGGAGAAGTATCTACACCAGGAGGTCCAGGAGGATCTGGAGGTGGCGGAGCTTATCCAGGAGGACCTAAAGGAACTGGTAATCAACCTCCAGTATCACCCGCTCAAGGAAAAAACGGTGGAAATGGCGCACCTCTCGGTGGCGGAGGTGGCGGTGGAGCTGGTAATGGTGGATCTAATGGATCTGGAGCTGATGGAGGAGCCGGAGGAGTAGGCGCAACTTCATCTATTACAACATCACCTGTAGGATATTCTGGTGGTGGCGGAGGAGGAGCTGACGGATCAACTGGTGGACCTGGAAGTCCATGTGGATCTGGAGGACAAGGTAGTCCTTTTGCACCAACACCTGGAGGAAACGGAGCAACAAACCGTGGTGGCGGTGGAGGCGGCGGCGGTGGAGCAGCAGGAGGATCTGTTGGTGGAAACGGTGGTTCTGGAAAAGTCGTAATAAGGTATAAATTTCAATAATGAAGGAAATAAAATAATATGGCACACTTTGCTAAAATAGATGACAATGGATTAGTTTTAGATATTCTTTATATAGAAAACTCTAAAATAGAAAACTCAGAGGGCATTGAAACAGAATCAGTAGGTCAAAATTATTTAGAAACACATAATAATTGGCCAGCAAATAAATGGATTAAAACTTCTTATAACACAAAAGAAAATCAACATGTAGAAAGTGGAACAGCTTTTAGAGGTAATTATGCTTCAATTGGTGGTACTTATGATTCTACAAATAATATTTTTTGGAATAAAAAACCTCATAATTCTTGGACAAAAAATATTTCAGGTGCTAAATGGCAAGCACCTATTGCATATCCTTCAATTACTTCTGAAGGATCTGGTGATTCTGAAGTTGGTTATAGAATTAATTGGAATGAAGACCTTTATCAATCAGATAATACAAAAGGTTGGGAAATGTCTAAATCTAACGATAATGCAGAACCTTTAACTAAGTATGATTGGAATGGTTCTGCTTGGGTTCTTAAAACATAGTTTACTTTTTATAAAAAATAGTTTATAAAATTACTTCTTTATGGAAAAGAAAGTATTGACAGAACAAGCTTTGTATTTTGGTGATATTAAAATGCCAAAAAATTTTGAAGTAAATAGGTCTCAATTAGCAATAGATATATTAACTGCTAGTATTCAAAATAAATTTCCTATTTCAAAAAATTTTCATAAAATTAATAATTACATAATAGAATATCTAAAAGCAAAATATGAAATATCCGTTATTAATAAAACAGTAAAAGGATTTTTATATAAAACTGAAGAAACTACAAATCCTTGTATGGATATTGACTTTAGGTCTTTAAAAGATTCTGTCGATTACACTATGTTATATGGAGTAAATACATCAAATTGCGTTGTAACAATTCTTTATGACGATAATAGAAATAAACAACAATATCATAGTATTGATCTTACTAGCAATAAATTTATTATTTTCCCTTCTTCAAATATGTATTTTATAAATAATAAACAAAAAGAGAGTTTTAATTTTTTACTTAAAATAAATTATCGAGAAAGTGAAAATGAATTTACTTCATAATTATTGGTATTTTCAATCAGCTTTAACACCTAAATTTTGTGATGACGTAATAGCTTATGCTAATCAACAAAAAGAAAGTATGGCAAGAACAGGTGGATTTGACAAAAAAGAATTATCAAAAGAAGATGTTAAAAATATTCAAAGAAAAAGAAAATCAGATTTAGTTTGGTTAAAAGAAAATTGGATATATAAAGAAATTCAACCTTATATAGAAGAAGCAAATAAAAAAGCAGGATGGGATTTTCAATGGGATTTTTCTGAATCAGTACAGTTTACAAAATATAAATTAGGCCAATACTATGATTGGCATTGTGATAGCTGGGATAAACCTTATGATAGACAAAATACACCTGAGCATGGTAAAATTAGAAAACTATCTATGACTTGTCAGTTAACAGATGGTTCAGAATATAAAGGTGGAGAATTAGAATTTGATTTTAGAAACTATGATCCACATATGCGAGATGAGTCTAAACACAAAATTCAATGTAAAGAAATACTACCAAAAGGATCTATTATTGTATTTCCTTCTTTTATGTGGCATAGAGTAAAACCTGTAACAGAAGGGACAAGATATTCTTTAGTAATGTGGAATTTAGGATATCCGTTTGTTTAATGAAAACTTTTAATTATAATTATTTTCAAACACCTATTTGGGTACAACACAAACCTGAATTTATAAAATCTTTAAACAAAGCCTCTAATAAATATATTAAAGATTCAAGAAAAAATTTAAAAAAACATATTGATAAATTTGGAGATTTTGGAACTTCTTACCACTCCACACCTTTAACTTTTGATAATGATTTTTTAGATTTTAGAAATTATGTAGGTCAAAAATCTTGGGAGTTTTTAGATTGGCAAGGTTTTGATATGCAACAATATACAACTATGTTTTCTGAATTATGGGTACAAGAGTTTGCTAAAAAAGGTGGTGGTCATCATTCAGCACATATTCATTGGAATCAACACGTATCAGGATTTTATTTTTTAAAATGTTCTGATAAAACTTCTTATCCAATATTTCATGACCCCAGAACAGGTGCTCGTGCTACTAAATTAAAAATGAAACCTAGTAATAAAATTAGTTTTGCAACTGAAACAATTAATTATCATCCTAAACCAGGAACATTAATTATATTTCCAGGATATTTAGAACATGAATTTGCAGTAGATTATGGAATAGAACCCTTTAGATTTATACACTGGAACATACAAGCAATACCTAAAGGAGTTTTTAATAAGTGAAAATAGTTGATAATTTTTTAGATAAAGAAGAATTTAATAATTTACAAAAAATTTTAATGAGTGACAATTTTCCATGGTATTTTAGTGATTATATAACAGATGAAAAAGACATTAATAATTTTTATTTTACTCATTTATTTTATAATACACCAGATAAAATAAGTCATTATTTTTATTTATTTGAAAATTTTCTAAAAAAAATAGAATGTAACTCTTTATTAAGAATAAAAGGAAATTTATATGTAGGAGAAAAAGAAAAAAGAAAAAACAAAGATCATTATGATTATAAATACAAACATAAAGGTTGTCTATTTTATGTAAACGACAATAATGGAGAAACTTATTTTGATAACAAAAAAGTTTTACCTAAAGAAAATAGAGTTGTTTTTTTTGATCCTAGCAAAAAACATTCGAGTTCTATCTGTAATAATCAAAAAAGAAGAGTGACAATTAATTTTAATTATTTTTAATATGAGTTTTAAAAAAAATAAATATACAATTATCCGTCAAGCTATATCAAAAGATTTAGCTTCTTTTGTTGCAAATTATTTTTGTATGCAAAAGCAAGTCTATGATACTTGTAGAGCACAAAGATATATTTCACCATTTGAAAACATTATAGGTCACTACGAAGGTAGAGATGAACAGATACCAGAAACTTATAGTCAATATTCTAATATTGCTATGGAAACTTTAATGTTAAAATGTCAACCTAAGATGGAAAAAGTAACAGGCTTTAAATTATATCCTGCTTATACTTACGCTAGAATATATAAAAAAGGTGACGAATTAAAGAGACACAAAGATAGATTTAGTTGTGAGATATCAACGACTATGAATTTAGGCGGTGATCATTGGCCAATATATTTAGAACCATCAGGAGAAGTAGGTAAAAAAGGAATTAAAGTAGATTTGAAACAAGGAGATATGTTAGTATATTCTGGTTGTGAATTAGAGCATTGGAGAAATAAATTTAAAGGTGAAGAATGCGTACAAGTATTTCTTCATTACAATAATCGTAAAACACCAGGAGCTAAAGACAACATGTTTGATAAACGCCTCCATTTAGGACTTCCTTCTTGGTTTAAAAGATAAACGTGAAAAAATTT